TGTTGGTGCTGTAGCAAGTGCGCCACATAAAACGCACTCCATATCTAACATGTACAAAGAGATTTCTCCCTCTTCAAACATTGCTTGAACCTTCCATAAGAAAGAGCCACAAATACAAACTTCTATTGGAGCATCTTTATCTCTTAAATCTAAACTCATACTAATGCTCGTTTCCGTCGTCTTAAGTTCTTCCGGTCTTGAGGAGTTGTACCGCCCCAAACACCATCCAAACTACTGTCCGACATAGCATACTCTAGGCAAGCAGTACTCAGCGGACAGCCCTGGCAAATAGCCTTTGCCTTATCCACGATCAAACGATGCGTGTAGTCCTCAGGAAAGAACAACTCTGGATCCACTGACTTGCATGATTGCGAGCCATTAAATGGTGCTGATCCCAAATAAAGATCCATACTCTTCAAACTTCCCTTCTTCCCAGTCCCATAAGAGATCACTTGATGCCGGTCCGCAGTTACGACTTGCAACGATACGTAGTTCACGGGAAGTATCGTCTTCTTCATCTTGCTTTTGTAATCCTAAAATAACATCTGAGTCTTGATAGAAAGATGATGAGTAACCAATTGCATCTGCTGATACTTGTCGCTTCTTCATCTTCCATAACAAAACCTGAGTTGAAATAACAATAGGAATTTTCTTAGCCATAGCAAGTTGCTTAAGACCACGAGTTATATTTGTAAGAGCTTGAGGACTGTTCTGCTCCCCAGTGATCTCATCTACCATCAGATACACACCGTCCACAAACACAATGTCTGGACGAAGCTTGTCGATCTTTGCAGCAAGTCCAGTAACAGTCATTGCAGATACTGCATCTGTTAAATAGAACTTGTGCATGCCTTCCATATCTTCAAGAACCTTTTGATACCGAGCCTCTTCTTCTTTAGTCAGGGCCCCGCGAATCAACCGGGAGTGGGCAATGTGGGAACGCATTGCATCGTGTCGATGTTGCTGCTCAATGTTGTTCATCTCAAAAGATTGAAACAAAGGGACAAAGCCATCGTTGTGCACGTTGACTGCAACCTGCAAAGCAAGAACTGACTTACCTGTTTTAGGTGGAGCAATAATTGTAATTAGCTGACCAGGTTGCAAACCAGCGGTCGCTTGATCAATAGTTCTAAAACCAGTAGCAATACCTAACAAACCGTTTGGACGAGTCTTTACATTTAGATACTCATCAAAGCGTTGAATAGCATTAAGAGTTAAATCAATATCTGTTGTCTCACGAGAACCTTCATCAAGAAGCTTTGCTACTCCCTGATTTAGTACTGCGATAGCAGTGTTGTGATCTCCCGAAGCAATTGCTTCTGACGCATCTTGTACAACCGTAATTGTGCTTTGACGTTTACGGTATTCAATAAGCTGATCTAATAAATAATCAATGTTGTCTTCTACTGCTAACAAACGATATGTAGGAAAGTTATCTAGAACAGTAACGCCAGTAGGAACTTCTTGATACTTAGTCCAGTGTTGACGGATAAAGCGCCACACTGCTTTGTTCTCATCTACAAAAAACCAGTCGTCGTTAACACCGGCCTCTAGAAGAATAGAGATATCTCGAGTTCGTACAGCGCGGGAGAGAAGCCGTACTTCGTTATCTGCTGCCACTTATAATCCCCCCATTGCTAAATACTTACTGCCGTACCTTAGACCCCTAGAGGGTATATCCACAACCCCTTTGAGTTCTGGACGATAGGGAAGTTCTCCCACTAAATCTGCTACTGAGTTATATCTGTTTACGTAATTAAACGGATTGGTACCAAGGTTGTTTAAATCCTCAAGAACTTCTTCCATCTCTTTTTTAGAATAACCAAAGCCAACTAACTCTAATGTGTATCCAAACTTTTCGCCAAAGCGCCAGAACAAAGAAAGAGACTGACGGTTGTAACTACTTTCTTCTCCAAAGACAGGTATCCCCAGAACTTTCTTGAGAGTGGGGGACCGGTCAAGAATGCAATCTAAAGTTACTACTACTCGGAGAGGAACCTCGTTTGAGATATCCCCACCCTTCATCAGACTACTTCGATTTTTCCGTAGTTGATTAACAGGTTTCTAAAAGCTTCTGGTGATTGAACAGCCAGGTTAGCTTCTAGGACTGGAGCCTTTGTAGAAATGTGTGTTGGGTAGACGCCGTTGTTATCGGACATCCGCTCACGGACAAAACGAGTGTGCTTGCAAGAACTTCTGTTCTTGAACCCTGAGCAGTTGCAACGAACCTTTAGAGAGTTAGCCTCAATCTCTACTTCGTGCACGCCAGTGTCAGATAGAAACAACTGCGACACTTGCCAACTTTTCACTGAAAACCTCATCATCTTCTTAGATCCTTCCCCGAGTTTACATCAATTGCTATGAAAGCTTCATAGGCAAAGCTAGCCATTGGTGCGCCGTATTGCTCTTCCCACCTAGTAAGCGGTGTATTACTTGTAACAATAGTCGGTAATCCCGAATTAAAGCGGGAACGAAGCAGTTCGTCAAACGTGTCTTCTGCCCAACGAGATGAAGCCTTGTGTTCTTTTCCTAAATCGTCTAGAACAAATGTTCGAATGACATTTTCCTTGGGACCGTCTCCATAAATCCCATTGATCATAGTTTCAGTGGCATCGTCAAACTCATCCCACTGAGATTTCTGGATCCGAAGAAACCGTGGATAGTCCATAAACATGGCTGGCCGTCTCAAAGTCAAATCTGGGGAGCCCCAAGTCTCCGCTGACATACCCCTCATAAGCTCCTGGAGGGCCACAGAGGCGAGAGTAGTCTTGCCGTGACCAGGTTTACCTAGGAGCAGTAGACCCTTGCCGCAATTGGGGCTTCCAGCCGCTTGTACAACCTTGCCGGCTTTGACAGATTTAATCCAAGACTGGATCTTGTCAAAGGAATCGTTAGGTGTTAAATCGGAGAACTCCATCCCAATGGTTTTCATCGGGAGATTGGCCGCTCTGATTTGGGCACGGACACTTGGAGTTACATCTTCGAGTTTATACATTAGCTCTCCAATAGTTTCAGCATCTTTTCCTGATGCGCTAGCATATCTTCGTCTAAACCAATCGGTTCGTCAACTCGACTTACCATTCCGTGGATCATTCCGTAATACTTCATAAATCTTTGATACATAGGAAGTCCAAAACCGGGTTCTGAAATAACTCTAGTGTCTCCAAAGAACATGCGCATGCCCTTGAGAATCTGAATACGCTCAACACCTTCACCAACTCGTTTGTTAATCCAAGTAGCAAGTTGTTTTCCAGATATCTGATTTACTGCGCCACTACCACCACAGGTAGCGATGTACAAGTCGTAGAACTCTGCAACAAGATCTCCGGTAGCCCAGTCTTCCTCTGGGACATTGATCCTATTACGAGCTTCTACTTCAACCCTAGTCTTTTTACGTCGAGCTCCCCCGACCTTCAAAGTATTTACTTTTCCAATAGCACCTGAATCATCTTCGGTGTCCAAAACCTTCTTCTTAGATTTTGGGGGTGTGCTGTCTTCAAACATGTCCCAACCCATTTCGATTCCTTTCTCAGTTTGAGGCGCAGCCTCTATAGATACAGTTACGTTAGTAACTGTATCTATACTCTTAACTCTAGTAGACATATCACTAGTATTAGTATTAGTGACTATACCTCTGTCCATGTATAGAACGCCTGATAATCCGTTGTCGGTGAATTTCAAGTTTGTACGCCATTGACCAGAATTGTCTTGATGCCTTACGGCTTTTATATAACCTTGCAGCTTTAATTCTGCCATAGCATTTCTAATTGCGTCTCGGCCTTCTGGTACCGATGCGGACATTTCTTCCGCGGATAACACACGTCCAACTTCAACGTAATAGGCAAATAAACCTCTAGCACGTAGCGAAAGGTTTGGGTCTGAATATGGTGACTTCATAGTCTCCTCCTTGTCGGAGCAGACTCTATAGCGGAGGTACCCTTCTTGGCAAGCCGCGTTGAATTCTGTCTGGTGTTCCTGTTAAAAGGTTCTCAACAATAACTGAAGAGGTTAGTCCTACAAAAGCTGAGGCAAGGACGTAGAAGATTAAATCCCAACCTATAGGCATAAGAACTAAACAAGCCACTGTGCTCATAGAGAGGGCGAGTAAGCCTCTCCATTTGCCTAAGGATATTAATAGTTCTTCTATGGCCGTTAATAGACAGGCCGTGGCCCAAGCTGCTACTAATAGTTCGGTCATGGGCAGAAACCTATCGCCTAAACAAAACCTTGTCAAGGTGGAAGACCCGGCCAGTTCCAGAAACGGAAGGGGTGCAAGTTACTTGAATTTTTGCAAAACCAATGCTGGTGTTAGCAAAACTAGCTCGTCCAATTATTGCTGTAGAAGCGGTATTAGCAAAGGTTTGTCCATATGAGAAAGTATTAGGTGTTATAGCGGTAATAACAACGCTTCCATTAATAGCGTTATAGGCTGAATCTCCAATACCTACGTATAGTTCTTCACCAACTGAAAATCCGTGATTTCCTTGAGTAGTTATAGTAACCACGTTAGTTGCTACAGATACACTAATTAAGTTAACTGTTTTAGATCCTGGAGCAACTATGTTTAGGTATGCCCAACGATCTCCGCGGTTTAGTACTACGGTGTCTGTTTTTTCTCGTAAGAAGTTATAGGCTAAGTCGTACCACTTAAGAGTCATAACATAAGTTCCGTATGCGTCTTCGTTTTCTGGACGAATAGCTACCGAACCATAATATCCCTTTCCAGGTATTACTGAAATAAACTCTGTAATAGCTCCAAAGGTTCCTGAACCAGAGGCTTTTACCTTTGCGTAAGCAGCTCCTTGAACAAGTGTTTCATCAAAGATACTTCCTCTAGCGGCCGTTCTAACAAGAGTTGCTGAAACTCCAGACCAACCATAAGTACTGTTTTCAAATGATCCTGAGGGAGCAAGGTTATCTTCCACATCTGGAAAACCAATTAATGATGAGAATGGTTGAACAGCCCAAGTAGACCCGGAAGGCATAAAGCTATTTAACGTTGAGGTTAATCGTACTTTCTTTTGTAAATAACGGTTTGCGTAGTAACTTTTACCGCTGCTAACCATAAGACTATTAGCAACAGACACTGTTTCTGCCGCATCTGATGGGTTTGTAAATACAGATGTTTGAGCACTTGCTGGGTCAATATACGGGGTAGACAATCTTCCATACTCTGCTTGAATACCATCTAAGAAAAATACTTTAGTTCCTGATCCCGCATCAGACAGGGCAACGGTAATAGTAAACTGCGTTTCTGCCGCTACCGCAACTCTTTGAGTTTCAATACGCGTCCAAACGTTTGGAACAGTAATTCTAAAGTTACCGGACGTTTGCCCGTTTGTGCTAATTGAGTAAAGTCCTATTACTCCTTTTATGTAAGTAGATATTACTAAATCTTCCCCACCTAATGCTGCCCCCATAGGTAGTTTTACTACTGTAGACGCAGATCCACCTCCAGAAGCAGAAAGACTTAAAGAGGTAGTTCCGTATTTAAATTCAGAAGTACTTATAGATAAAGTTGTGCCAGATGCCGCTGTCCATTTGTTTGCGTTGTCTAAAGAAGAAATAGAAACTAGGTTTACTTGGTTTCTACGTTCCCAAAAACAATCACTAGTTTTGTAATATTGGTTAGCGTTTGGATCATTTGGTATTGGAGCACCATTACCCTGGAAGTAATCAATAACTTCTGTTGATTCAGCTAATATTGCCCCATCAAAATAAAACACATCTCCGGCTACAGCATTATCTACATAGATAGATACTTTACACAGTGGGTTTCCGTAATCTGGGGTAGATACCGCAGCTACAGCAGATACTGATGTTCGAGTTGCACTACTAGTTAGTGTCAAAGGTTCGCTGTCTGCGTAATAAGGCTCAGATTTAAAGTATCTTCCATCAACGTCAGAAAGTACATTAGTTTGTTCTTCTTCTGTTTGTGGGGAAGAGAATTCAATTCTTGCTTTAGCTACTTTTGCTGTTCCACTTGCGTATATAGCAAAATTATGCGGTGCTCCCGGAGTTACTGGAATCCAATCAGATATAAGGGCTACCCGGCCGTCAGATAATGCAGTAAGCTTTGCCACAGTGTTACCAAAAATAGCTGAATTTGCAGGAGCTGGAGTTACTTGAATTAACTCAGCGTTAAATGGTTCCCATCCAGTGGTATTTACATCAAAACCTGGATTTGGTACTAAGTTTTCTAAGTCTGTTCTAATGTTTAGTTTAACAAGTCTTGGGTCTTCATATACAAGGGCGGGTAATTTACCACTAACGGTAATTTCACTAACAGGTAGCTCTCTAAATTGAAGCATATCTATTACGTACTTATCTGCTCCAGCAGTAGGGGTAATAACTAGTGTTGGTTTAGCGTATACGGCGTTGCTTGGAGCAACTAATCCGTCCTCTACTCCAGAAGAAGCAGATTTAAACTCTGACCAGTAACCGGTAGTAGCAGTTAAAGTTGGTCCAGAAACGCTTGTAGAAATAGAAACGCCCGCAACATCAAACCATTGAATTTTTGCTACTGCACTAAACGTAGTTGTTATAGCTCTGATAAATCCTTTAAACATATACCTAGAGTTAGCTTTTACTGGAATACCATACAGTACTGCGCTAGCGGTAGCTGAAGGGCAACGCAAAGTAATATCGCTGGTACTTGTAGCGGTTACTACGCCTAAAGAAATTTGACGTAGCGGGTAGTCCCTATTAAAAAGAACAGGTGTTGGAGGAGTTAACCCAACTCCCAAAGTAGATAGAGTGTCTGCGTAAGTACACACCGCAACAGTTCCGTTAGTTGCTGCCCAACGCCCAACAGACTCTTCAAATGAAGAATCGTTATAGTCTAAAAATAGATTATTTCCATATGAAATTCCACTATCCCAGTGAGTTAGGGCGGTAGTGTAGGTTGTTATACCAGCACTAGTTCCTTTAGCAGAGTTTACAAAGTTTCCTGTTTTGTACAGGGATCTGTGATAAGTATCGCCAAGAGCAGGCTCATAAATAAACCCTAGATCAGTAATTTTATTCTTTAATAAGTTAGAAGGAATTTTATAGGCATCAAAAGAGTTGTATAGGAGCTCAGCTTGAGCTTTTATCTTGTCATACTCTAAACCGTAAGCATCAAGAACTTCGGTTAATTCATTTTCGTTGTACTCACCTGTTGCATCTCCAACGCCTGCAACTTCATTTAGCCAAGCTGCTGGAAGCCAATTTTTAAAGTAACGTTGAGTTCTATTTGGGATAATTGTGTTTACCTTAGAGGTTCCGCAGTTAATCCAACCACTTAAAGTACTAAAAATCCAAAGAGTGTAAGTAACCTCTCTATTTGCTTGAGAAAGATCAGAAGCAGTATCTATGTAGCTTGTTAGGTAAGCTCCAGTACTGCCTGATTCAATGACTTCTCCTGAATAAGCCCCATCTGGAGTACCAGTAAAAGTTTTTGTTAAACGCCAATGAGTAAGTGTTTCACCTAAAGCAATAGATGCGGGGTTTGCTGTAACAGCTTTCCAACGAAGAGAAATTACGCCATAGTCGTAAGCCCAAGCAGTAATCTGGGAAGAGTAAAAGAGACGATCAGCGTCGCTTTGACCGTACTTAAAACTGGGATCGCCATAAATCCCAAATGCATATTTTGCCATATTTTGCCCCTGTTAAGTTACATGCCAGCTAATAAGAATGGATTAAATCTGTTTCCTTTTGCGATTGTTTCAATAGCTGTTAAAACTGTTGTTAAAGAAGTGTATGCGGTTCCTCCAACGTATAGGACCTCTGAAGTACCTACTTTTGGCAGACCATCAAAATCTACATTAAATTGAAGAGTGTTTGCGGCATTTCTTGTTTCTACAAGGTTTGTGGTGCCAGCAGTTGTTTTAGCGGTAAGGCCAACTATGCCAGAAGCAGGAGAAATAACATCTCCAGATTTTTTAAAATAAGGTGCAGCAGCTACTCCAGTAACTAAGCCCGCCTCAATGTTAGCTAGTCGAAGAGACAAAGATGCCCAAGTACCTGTTTGAACAAAAGTACCTAAATAACTAGAAGCTAAAAGAGTGGTTCCTAGAGAAACTTCTAAAGCACGTGTTTCGTCTTGAAGGACGTTTACGTGGTCAGCAAATACTGTGTCTACAAGGTCTACCTTTGGGGTAAAGGACCGGATCGACGAAGGATACTGTGCAGCCATTTCTCACCTATTCTATTCTCTTGGGTTATTCTCTAAGACTTTAGATCTACTGTCATGACAAACCGCCAGTTACGTTAATAATTAAGTTTGCAGTCTGCAATACTGGTATTTGACCACTAGTTAATTGAACACCTGCTGTAGAAGCTGAGCTTGAGTTGTCAGTGTTTAACTTAGCAATTACTAAGGATGCAACACCTTCTACACCCGCAGCTTTAGCCATAACTGCTGAATACGCAACAAGTTGTCCAAAGCCAACACTTTCGTAGGCAAACAAACCACCTGGGTTTAAGAATACATCTATAATTTCTTGTTCAATATCCACGTTGTTATACGCTGGATTTGCGGTAACTGTTAAAGTTACGTAAAAGTCTACATATGAAGGTGGTTGAACAGTTACAGTAGTTCCTACAGGTATCTTGTCAACTAAATACGCTGATACGGCAGTTGATACGTCAGTCCAATTTAAAGTAGCAGATCCGCTAACAATTCCAGGAGTTACTGAGTCATCATTTTGACTTTGTAAATAAAGGGTTACTGCGCTGTACACTGCGGCTACAGCTTTTGTTCTTCCAACTCCGGGCACTTGCGAAGCTAGTGCAGAGTAGTCAGCAGTAGTTACAGCTCTACGACGAGTAGTAATTGCGCTTTTAACTTTTGAACGTATTTGATCATTATCGTCTCCGTCTGCTCCACCAAAAGCGGCTGAAGGGTTAGAAACAGCTAGGTACCCAATTGCTTCGGGAACGATGTTTCCAGGAATAAAAGTAATTTCTTCAACAGTTCCTGAGTTTAGATTTCCAGCTGCTCCAGCGCTAATTCTATACAAAGCACTAATTACTTGGTTTGCTGGTGGAATAGCCCCGTTAATTCCATCACCAAACTCTAAAGAAACGTTTCCGTCCTCATCTACATTTGTTGTAAAGACTAATTGATTTGGTCCAGCTTCAGTTAAAGAGTCTACATAACTCCATGGAGTAAACGCAACACCTTGTCCAACATAAACAACAACGGATTTATCAACAATATTAACATCAATTAAATCTATAATTTGTTGAGCTGTTCCGTCAGAAACACCCAGGTTCACCGGCAAAGGTTTATTTGTAGTTGGGCTAATTAAATCAGGACGGTCTGTGTTAACTGTCTTTCCTTCTTGACAGGCTAGAGTTACAGTATCTCCAGCAGCTAACTGTGTAGCGCTAGCAGTAGTTTCAAAGTAAACTTCTGTAAAATCTCCGTAAAGCAAAGTTGCAAGCACCTGTGTTCCTACAGGAATGTCAATTGCCTCATCGCTAATGTTTTCAAATACTACGTTTAAACGGGCAGGTGTAGGTCCAGAAACTCTGTACCCGTATAATTTGCCAAGGTCAATTAGCGTTTTTCTACGAGCAGCGGTGTCTACAGTAAGTTCGTTGGCTACTCGATCGATGTAATAGGACATAATGTCGCCCATATAAGCAAAAGATTCTAAAAGAGTTGTACCTAGGTCGCTTGGGTCATCGGCAGTCCAAGCGTAGTTTGTTCTAACATTTACTAGGCTTGTTAGGTCTTCTAACAGAGCTTGATAGTCTCTAGACGTATAGTCTATTTGTGAGGGTACTTCATTAGCCATTTTTCATCACCTCGTAGTAGTCGCGTCTGGATTTAAAGTAGTGCTAACAATAGTAATGCTGTCTTCAATAAAGTCAGGAAGAGTTACGTTAAGTTCAACAGTAACTGCACCCGTATCTAAAAACCCTACTATATTAATAGCATTAACGGTTAAGTTTGGAATCCACTTAGAAATTGCTGAACGGATTGCATCATTAATTGCTTTTTCAACGTTTCCTTGGTTTTCAAACATAGCTATTGCAACATTTGTGCCGTAAGTAGGGCGCATAGGTCGCTCACCTACAGCAGTAGAAAGCAAAGTTAAGACTTTATCTTGATAGATTTTTTTTTGGTCAGTTGTACTAGTTGTTTTACCAAATGGATCTAAAGTAAAGGGATACGATATTGCTTTCATCCTTGTACTCCTATCCATACTGGTTCTTCAAGTAGTCCCGCAACAAACATAATCCACACACGTTGGCCTTTATTTGGCACATACCGGTGTGGGGTGTGTTCATCCGTGCTGGTCTCGTCGTTAAACATTGCTGTTTTAGCGTCTGACCCATTCCATTTTTTTATGGCGTTTACCACAATTTTATGGGGGTGTTTAAGGGTACCAGCAC